CTTGAATCAATAGCAGTTATATACTTTTCTAGTGATTTACGAGCTAGTCCGTATATATCTTCTCCTGTTACGTCACTATCTTTTATAATTCCTTCTGCCATTGCTTAAAGTCTTTTATTAGTTCGAAGTATCTTAATACTGTTAAATCACTCTCTTTTATCGTTGTGTCCTGCATTTTTGATAGCCTGTTTAATGTTTTGGCTATGCTTACCGTATCATCTCCGTTTTTCTCAAAGCGTTCTAACTTTGCCTTGAGTACGTTTATTTTGTTTCGTTTCTTACGGTCGTGTATCTCCACACCGTTCACGATTCTTCTGCTATTTATGTAGTCTATTAAGGCTAAATTATACGCTTTTATGTTGTCTAAATAGCTCTGGAAATCTTTGTCGTGACCAATACGGTGAACAAAAGTTTTGTACAGTGTGTCATACGCTTCGTAATCTGTAAATTTATCTGGTTTAGGTTTGGTTTTATTTTTAATCATTAGAATAATCATGTCAATAAAAAACAGCTCTAGTATTCTTGTCCATATTGTAGCCTTTTTTTGCTTTACTACTAATTCTTTACGTATAGAAGAATAACCGTCCTCGTAACATTTACGCCACGCTTTTAAAGGGCATTCATCTACGTCCAAGTAATACGTCTCTGGCGTAATCTTGTAGCCTTTTTTTGTAATCTTCCCTAAGTTTAGCCAAGCTATCATCTGTCAATTCTAGTATTTTGTCAGTCCACCACTGTTTATCTTCCATTTTTAAAGTATCGCCCCGAATAATTAGCGCATCCTTTAAAACAGTTATATACATTGACCTGTAAAACCCTCCCGTATCGTTCAACGTGTAAGGCGTGTTAAAGCTCTTTTTTGGGTTGATAAACGAAGTTGTTAGTGAGTAGTATCCTATTACATCTCCATCACCATCTACACCCTTTGCCGTCAACTGATCATCACGTATATAATCAAGTATTTTTTTCTTTTCGTCTCCCCGTCTAAATGTTTCGATCCATACCAACCCAGCATTTAATTTTATTAATGCTGACTTTGCTCTTTTGTATGGTGCGTTTTTTAGATCAATCATTGTAAAAAAGCCCCACCCAAATAGGCAGGGCTAATTAGCGTTTAGTCGTTTTGTTTCGTCTTTGGCTTCTTTTTCTCGACTTTAGCGTACTTTTCACAAATCATTTCAACTACTCTAATATTGAGTGATTTAAAACGTTTTTCTAGTTGCTTTCTAGTCATCCCTTGAAAGTCGCTATCTTTCAACTGGGTTCTACCAAACATCGTGTAACCTTCCATTAAGGTTCGATTACTGTTGTTTTTCCTTCAAAACCTGTAGAGGTGTTCACTGAAATCTCAATTACACTTGCAGCCGCTTCTGATGTCCATTCAATAGTATATTTATTGTCTGGAACTTCTGTAACGGATAAACCTGCAACTGCCAAACCTGTATCCTTGTTGGTCAATGTGAAGTCACTTGTTACAAGTCCGTCAATGTTTTGAGTTGTTGTGTTGTCCAATCCTGAACCATAATCAGAATACAAACGTAAACCTACAGAAGAAGTACCACCACCTGTAATAGTATCTACTGTCTTGAAGTTAACGTCCATTAGTCCGACCATTTCTTCGTATGAAGTACCCAAATCTTCCCAGCTAACCGTCCAAAGTTCACCAGTTTCAACCGTTGGTGCGTAATCGAAAGGAATCATCGCCTTTGCTTTGTTCGCATCTGTTTGCGGCATGTAGTAAGGCGCGTAAGCTCTTATTTCAATTGGAATTAAGTAATAGCTCTGATTTACAGCGTCAAATTTACGAATACCTTGTACACCTTTCAAGCTAAACACAAGCACACCGTTGCGCTTACATTTTCCTTGTTTTAGTTTTGCCACGAACGCTGGCTCACAATCCCATTTTTCACCCAAGAAAGATTGAATCCCTTCTCGAAGTTCTGATTTTTGCCCGCTTGAATCTGTTTCGTACTGTGTATCTTCTTTAGGGAAAGTAATATTTCTAATTTCCGTAATAGGATACAAACGTTTTGAAACGTCTGCTTCTGTTAGTAAGTCTACGAATGTAGTACCTATTGATGCTACTGATAAATCAATTTTGTTTTCAGTACCATCTTTTGCAACCATGTTTTGAATTCCCAAACCTTTCGCCACTCCGAAAAGTGAAGTACAATCTGGTAGCCCTGTGTTTCCGTTGCCTGTGTCGCATTGACAACCTATTTCTATAGCCATTTTATTCTATTTTTTAACATTTACAGTCAGCTTGTTCGTATATAGACAGGGTAAGCCGACAATCAAGCCCCGTCAAATTTGAATCAATAATATTTGTCTCGAAACCCCTGCTGCTTTCAGTGCCAAACTTAGTAATATTTCGAACGGATGAATTTGATACGCCTTTAAACAATGGGCTGCTTTTAATCACCTTAATAAACTCGTCACGCATATAATACAAACTTTGCAGCCTGTTATCGTGTGTGTCCATTGTTAACCATTGATTTATGTTGTTCGTATCTAAGAATACTACACGTAAATTACTATCGCGTTGGTATCCCGTGTCTTCATCGTCGTAAACATTTTCCGAAGTTGGCTCTACTAACCAAATAAACGGTGTTTTATTTCCTACGTCATTGCTAAACGTTAACCATTCTGAGTTGGTAGCAAGTGGCGTACCTGTAAAAAAGTACGGAGTGTTTAAAAATAATGTTTTACCAGTAAATACATACGATCCTAAAGGTGTTACGGTAATAGTAAAATCATTGTAATTAACCTCGGTCACTTTGTACTCATTGTCTAAATCATCCTTAACAATCTTATCCACGGTAGCCCATTTCAAACTGCAAACAGTTAGAACATTGCCAACGATTAATTTAACCTTTAGCTGATTGTTCATTTTGCCTACAATCTCATCACGCACTATGTAAACTATGTCTCTCAAAAAATACTTAATATTGATTTTTCAACACCCTTGTAAGTAGGATAAACGTCTTTATTCTCACAGATGTATCGCTGAATAGCATGATAACTCTCCATTGCTTCGTTATATCTCGACTGTAAATTAGCCTTGATCAACCTAACATTGTCTGAGTTTTCGCCATTCATCTTTACTGATCCGTTGATTGTTTTTTGTGTGTAGTTATCGGCTGTATAAAAGTAGTAAACGACACCAAGGAGAATATCCTTGATGCCCCTACTATTTAATATTTCACCGCATTCTAATTGCACTGTAAACGGATCGCGCAAAGTTTCATAAATTGGGTTTGCTGCTGTTAATCCAGCTTCCCACAAGTCGAACAACTCAACCCCAAATAAATTTTGTAGCGTGATAGTCTCATAACGATCTATGTACGCTGTAAACTTATCCGTGTTAAATCCTCCTAGTGTTAACTCAAACTTATTAATGAAATCTTGCTCTGTGATATACATTAGACTGCTTTAGCGATTTTGTCTTTAATCAACTGCTCACCCATTACAATGTGCGGTTCAATAATTTGACCTTTTTTGTAAAAAGCTGTAGCGGTAATTACTTCCAACTTCATTCTGTCTTTTTTAAAGATTTTACGCTTTTCTTGTGCTGCATCTTTGAGCATTTTTTTAGCGTCCATTTTTCCTTCTTTTGCCATTACGGTGTTGTTTTTGTTTGTTTATTATACTGTGATTGCTGTTAATACTGTTGAAATATCATCGTAAATGATTGATCCAGCGTCTGCCCCGTGCATGTATGTCCCTAAGAACGCTTCAAGCTTACGAGAACTCAAGTTTTTACTGAAATCATCATTTTCCCAACCTTCGAAGTATTGAACGTTTTCAGAAATACGAACTTTGAATTTTTTCATATCTCCAAGTAAGATTTTATCTTCATTCACTCGGTTATGGAATACGATACGAACCTCTCCAACTTGTGTGCCGTCAGGAGCAACGAAAGGAGGAACAATATAGTTGTTATCTGCATCCTTAATACCTTTCATCTTAGCCATCCAAACAGTGTTTAAAACGCAAGTTAATTGCCCTTTAAAGTTATTCAAACGAACGTAAGTAGCTACCGCCATAATCGCATCGAATATGTTTGCTGCTGGGTAGTAGTTCGCTAATCCTGTAGGCACTACGAAAGGTGCTGCTTCTGTTGCAATTCCTGACAAGTTGTCTCCTGTACCGTCTCCATACAATACGCCATCGTCAATCTTGTTCTCGATCAACTCATCTGCGTGTTGTCTAAAGTCAGTGACTACCGATGGAGCGTGATTAATCAAACGATTTGACATTTTCCAACGTTCTGCGACCTCTTTCACATCTGTTTTAAATTCTTGGTACTCACCGTCAATAAGTGGTTTTAAATCACCTTCTCCAATAAACTCTGCGTCACCTTCTTCGTTTACACGGTCAACCCACCAGATATTTTCAGTTCCTGGGGCTTGTTGTGTATCAACTAAAGGAAGAATAAAAGTACCCGCTTTAGGTGTGTGTCCGATTTCTGGATCAATAAAGTTTCCAAAAAGCTGATTAAATCCGTTAGCTACGTTGCTAATTACGTTTGCCGTTGTCATTAATGCAGCCGCTTTAACTGTTACAGATTTAAAACCTAAATTTTCACCTTGTACTTTTCCGTTTTGTACACGTCCGTTTAAATCTTCCGCGTTCTTTTCGATAAACTGTAAAAGCTCACTCTTTTCTACCTTGTCGCTCGTGTTGTTTTCAACCAATTTAGTTAAAACTTTCCCTTGCCTTGCAGTCGCTTTGAGTAATTTTTCAGTAGTAACCTCAAATTTAGAAGTCATTTCTTTCAAATCTTCTTTAAGTGCTGCAATATCCTCTTCTTTTGCAGTTTGTAACGCTTCCATTTTTTTAGATAGAGCGTCTCGATCTGCTTCCATTTTTTCCACTAGATAAGACTGCAATTCATCTGCGGTCATTTTTTCTAGTTCATCTGTTGTTTTTTCTACAAACATTTTATTTTTATTTACTGGCTGCTTTAGCCATGTTTAACAATACTCGTTTCCGAGCTTCTTCTTTCTGAGTGTCCGCAGACGGCTCATCTGATTGAGTGCCTTTCGACGGCTCAATGCTTTTACCTATCAACATAGGTGTAATATCGTTTGATCCATTTACAACGCTTGACCCTTCGGCAACGATTTCAGCTTCAAGTACTGCCCAGAAATAACCTTGATCTTCGGCTATCTCTTTATTTGCAATGTCTTCAATGTACTTATCATAGCGCATTTTGTATAACTGATCCTCCTCCTCGTTTGAATTCATCGCAAATTCCATCTTTACGTATCTCATACGTACCGAATGTTGAGTAGCTATACCTTTGTCAATTCTGTCTATGATGCTTTTATTTACTATTGCATCCTTCTGAACCTCAAAGATCAGTGCTGTAGTCTGTTTATTAGAATTATAACCTAGATCACTAAAACGCATATCTTTCAACATAATATTTACGTCTTTCGGATACGCTACCTCTGAACCTATTTTTAGCTCGTGGTTACTATCCCACACGATCATTCCGTTTTTTTCTTGTGCGCTTTTATTCCAAATGCTAGATAAATGAACGTCACTATGGCTATCCATGTAGCCCGTTGAGTTAATTACAGGATATACATATCCTTCCTTCATCCAGTCGAATGATGATAGTTCTTTGGTTGTATCGGCTTTTGCTTGATCGTTACTAAATGACTTAACACTAACTGAGTCGGTATATTTTACAATCGCTTTCTTTTGTTGTATAAGTCTATCGTGATTATCTCGCAAGTGCTTAAACAATTCTTGCCTAGTGCTAAACTCCTTATCTTGAAACTTTAAAACGCTCATTTTAGTACTGTGTTTTGTTTCTTGTTTTCTATGTCTTTAAGGATTTGCGTCTTAGTGTCGCAGTCCTTCATAGATTTAATTTTTTCTTCTAGCTTTTCAATTCCCTTCTTCACTTCCTTCTCCATTGCTTTGCGTGTTTCCGTTCTTACCTATTACCGTTTGACCTTGTGGTAACGCTCCAAGTGTTAAAAGCTCTCTCGCTTCGTCTGTGGTCATTTGGCTAACTAAATCTCTTTGTACTTGTATATCAAAATCTTTCAAAGCCATTGCAACTACATTAGTACTTGACTTAATCACCTCGATTTTCGTTTTGTCTACGTTTGGTATTTCGTCAATATTTAGTAGCTCACTAAGCCATTCAAATATCTTGGGATATATTTTCTCGGCTGTTGGTATGTAGCAGTTTATATAAGCCTGTTTTTCTGCTTCCTCCATGTTGTCAAACTTCGAGTTAGCAACATCGTTAAATAGTACCGAGCTTAAATTATACGCTGAACATAGTCTGCGCAAATCTGACACTATACCTTCCAACATTTTTAAATCTGTTGGACTCATCCCAATAGGTAGAAAATTAACATCGTTAGACGTTAATGCCACACCTCCAAACTTTTGTGCCCCTCCTATTCGTTCATCAAAATCTGCTTGCTGTGCTTTTCTGTCTGGCTCAAGTAGTGGAATATCTGTCTTTGATACAATTAACCCAGAAACGCCTTTATTTTTAAAGATAGATTTCTCAGCTATAAATTTTTCCTTAGAGCTTTCTACTACATCCATCATCCCCTGCAACTTCGAAAAACCTAGATCAACACAATAATGTTGTGATATTTGCGGGTTTTTTAAATGTAGAACGTATTGTAAATCCTCGCCCTGTACATCGTAAGTGCCAGTATGCTCATCGTAATAACAGTATTTCGTAACTTCTCCTGTTACTGTTGATGTTGTTATAGTTACGTTTGGGGCATACCAGAATTCCACTTCTTCACCCATTCCGATACCTTTACGGAAATAAAGAAACGCATTGCCACATGATTCAATTGAAGCTACTACTTGATAACGAATATCTGCTGGTAACATCTCTAAAATTCGTGAGTTCGCTAAAGCTTTTTCACTGTCTCTGGATGTTGTAATCTTTAAAGGTATGTGACTTACATTTTGGGAAACGTTGTCTATTACCTCAAACACTAACGGGTGGCACTCAAAATATTTGATCAATGTTTCTAGGTCGGCATACTCTCTATTACTAAGAACACCACCAAAAAGGCTAAACACTTTCTTATTTGCTGGGTAGAAGTTTATAGACTGCGATTTACGCGCAATTCTGTCAATTGATTTATCTATTACCTTCGTAATGAAGTTTGCCATTTACCAAACGTTTGAAATCAAAAGTACAAATTTTTTTGTATATGATTAAAAAAACGTCAT